TTAAACAAGCCAAGAATCCAGACCCTAAGGATCTTGAGCGCCTCCTCCTTGATAAAGGAGTGGTTAGTCGTACTGAACAAGCTTTGCTCATGTTTGAGACATTTAGCAGACAAACACAGTTTCACACCTACAGTGTGACCACTTTGCCTGCACCAGACGACAAACACACCTATCAAGCAGCAGGACCGTTAAGAACGGAAGACGCAAAACCAAGCATGCGAGCTATTTGCTCACCAATAGCAGGTTTTGCTGTTGCACCAGGGAAGAGTTACAATAATGATTCTGCGATGAAAGAGGGAAGATTGGACAAAGTTCAAGAGAAAAAACCATACCCTCATCCATTTAAGTTGACACACTTTTGGAAACATGACTTTATCAAGGAAGTTCTCGGTGAATACAGAACCACGCTGGCTCCCGTGACTTTCGATGACGTAAGTGAGCGTCAAGCTCGACCATCTCAAGTAGCTCAAAGAGTACAACACGCTGGTTTCATGGATATAATTCAAAAGAAATTTAAAAGTTTCCAGAAAAGTGAAGCGTATGCCAAAATCGCTCCACCTAGGAATATCACAAACCCAACAACACAACATAAAACCTGTCTTAGTAGTTATACGTACTCTTTTTATGATAGTGTAGTTAAGACACTACCATGGTATATCTTCGGCCGGACCCCCAAAGAGGTAACCGAAGCAGTTTGCACCTATGTGCAGGATAAGCAGGTCGTAGAGTCTGGAGATATCTCAAGAATGGATGGATCAATGCCAGAGATACTTCACGTTGTTTATCGCGATTTAATACTAGCAGCATTTGAGCCTAGATACCGCGATGAATTGTTTGAACTCCTAGAAAATGAGACTCATGCCAATGCCTTTACGGCAAATGGCATCTCATATGATACTGGAACTACTACACTTAGTGGATCACCGGTTACTAGCCAAAGAAATACTTTCGCTGTGGCATTTGTTATGTACTGTGGTTTTAGGCAGAAAGGACTGCATCACAGAGACGCTTATGCACAGTTAGGCTTGTACGGTGGCGATGATTCTTTACAATCCGGATTATCAGCTGAAGAGTTGACAAAATTGTTCAAAACCTTCAACATGGCTTATAAACCAAATACAGTCAAGTTAGGTGAACCGCTCATGTTCCTTGGACGAGTCTTTCTCGACCCATGGACCACTGAAGCGTCCATCGCCGATGTCCCAAGGCAACTCAGGAAGATGCATTTAACTAATGCGCCACAAGGAGTTCCTCTTGACGTAATTTTGAAAAGGAAGTGTGAGTCCATGCTAGTCACAGATCCAAATACACCACTATTGTCAGATTGGTGTAAAATGATTCTAGCAAAATTACCTGATACGCAGGACAAGTACGGGGAGAAATTTGAAACACGATGGTGGTCAACGTACGCTGAAGGCCAGTTTACAGCCCCCACAAACTCTGATTTAGTCTTAGCTCAAGGTACAGTGTGTGAAGCCACTGGTATGAGCTCTGAAAAACTAAATGAGGCTATCGAACGTATTCGAGAATTAGAGCAAGATATCGATACGAAACTCTCTGATGTACTTACAACCACACCCTTCTATCATGAAGAACCAAAATTCGAAATCCAAGCGACACTCGCCGGCCAACTCCACTCAGAAACAAAGAGTGGTCAATCATTACCCGACCATGCCAGCCCCATTACCGGAGAAGCAAGTTCCAGACAAGATCCAGTTAATGTGGAAGAGCGTGGAGATAACTCGGGAAGCGATGAACAACGGGTGGATAGACACGATGCCAGAGGAACCAATCATGGCGAATATACATTGTCTAATCATCAATCCACCAAGACATTGGGTTCTCCCAAATGGACTAGAACAGGTGCCTTACATGATACCAGACCCAAAACTGCCGCAACAACAGCGTCTGAGAACACGCAAACCAAAAGCAGAAACAGAGGTCAGCCAAACAGGAACAATTCAACAACAACCCACCACAGTTCTGCTACCTTCACCAACTCAGCTCAACAGTGGCGACGACCTGGTAGAAGTCCACCACCCTGGACCTCCCAAAGCCGTGAGTTACATAACCCGAAAAGAGGCAGCGTTGCTTTACC